CGATGAGATGGAGAGGGGGTTAACCAAGGACCTCTTCTGGAAGAAGTTATCCCAGAACTCAACACGCGATCTTACGATTCCTTCACACCTAAGTGAACGGTCTCTGCGAATGCGTCGTTCTGGAATATCCTCTATCCTTCCAAAATCCTTAATTTCCACCGGAGGATCAGTTTCAATGCACACCACTTCAGTGTCGTTTTGGATCTGTAATGTTGCCAGCCCAGCTGCACACCCTATAAGGGTAGCACTTACGCGGATATATGGTAGAATAAATTCACACCATTTCCTCACTGCTGTACAACATGTCCAGAACTTCCTCGAAACCGTTGTGGTTTCCCGTGTGCTTGAAATTCATGACAGTGAGCTAAATATAACTCGGCTCCCCACGACGACCTCCCCATTAGTGGGGCCGGTCCAACCACCGACAACATAGACTCGAAAAGCGTTAGTACCATCAGATTCAACAATTCCTGTAAGAGGAAATGTGATCTGCGGTGTTCCGCCTGACGAGGAGCCATGTTGTACAGACTCAATACCCGGTGTAATTGCTACAGAATCTTTCTGCAATTCCACCTTGAGGTCCCATGTGCCAGCAGCACCGGTCAATAAATAATTTATTACACCGTCCACCTTGTACTTACCTGGTGGTAAAGTGATGGCCCCAGCGGACAACAAACTATCCCCGAAATCGCCATTGAAGTCTTCACGTAACGAATTAAAAGTTATGTGATCCGCTACAGGATTCGGTCCTTGAACATCATTTCCAGTAATCAGAACAATTTCAGCACAACGTGCTTGATTTGGACTGTTTGACTCGAGATGATAGTTAAAGAATCGGACTCGATAGTAGACTTCAAGGTATCCATCATTCCCTGCAGTGTTGTCGGAGTTCTGTGACGCGATAACTACTCGACCTGTATCATAAAGATTTAGGTCAGAGCCAGTTGGTCCGTCACGGCAAAATCGAACTCCTCCAAGACAGCTTTTGGGTATCCGAAGCCACAGATTCGGAGTGTAGATCGGTCCCTCAGTGTGATGCTCAAAAGCATTCATCTGAGCGAGCGAATCAGGCACTGATCTGTTCGCATTTGGTTCCCAACCCAGGATAATAATACCTGGAGAAGTTGTCACTGCAGTGGTGGGATGCCAGTGAAAGGCGAGTTCCTCGAATTGATAACAATCGTAACGTTGAGCCATAAGGTTCGCGGAAGGAAAGTAATCATCTAATCGAGGATTCAAAGGATAGTCGTTCGCCCCAAAGGATCCGGTCTCAGCTTCATAAGCCGTGATCAAATCCTTACCGGAGAACACTCTCTGTTGAGTTAGTGGTGATGTCCTAGACATCGTCGTGTTGTAGGAGACGGGATTGCTCCTGTTGTTTTGTCTTCTTTTATTGTTGTTGTTAGCCATTTGTAGGTACTGCCTCTTTGACTATAAGAGCGACTGTCCATCACTTACAAGAGATGTGATGATGTTCGGTGACTTTCGCAGGAGAGCTCGCATTTGTGCGACTTACCATGCGTAACCAGATGAATCAATGGTTCGCGATGGCGCTAATTTAGCTCCATCCATCGTCCGTTCTTTCTACCCTTACATCACAAAACTGAACCCGTGCAGTCTGTCGACATTCCAATGTCCGAAGACATCTTAGTACGGAAGTATACCGTTTTAGGTTCTTAAGTAAGTGACTACCTTCGTCTTAGTCCTCAGGGAGTGGTGTAGTTCTGGCTTGAAAGAAATAACCAGACTCACCCTCAACCTGAGGTAGACGCTGCTCCAGCAGTTGCCATCCGAATTGAAAGATCTTTGAATCACCCATTCGTGGAGCGGTAGAAGATCGAAAGTCTCGAAGTTGTTTGTACGGTTTCCGCACAATCATCTCCGGTCTCTCAATCTCACCCTCCAATGCGAGTGGGGGAGTCCAAACTTCCCTCTCTTCGGGAACAACAACGAATTCTTGTTGCGGACCTATCTTTGGTCCAACAATCCACCGTGGCTCGTGATGATAAGTGAGCTTGTGTTGTGTTCTTTTCGACACAAGCGCTATCTTAGGAATCTTCTCAGGATCGGAAAGAAAAGCCTTCTCCAAATAAGAAGCGTAACGCCTCTGAAATGAAGTAAGCCGGACTTTCATCCCTGGGTAAGGAATAAATCCTAGACCGCCTCTCTCAAATGGTAGGAAAAGGTTGTACGTAGTAGGAATATACTTCTTCTCCGTATCGCTGCCCTCTTGCCAACTTGGGTTCCGGGTTTTCAGCATTGAGAGTTCCTTAATGGTTTTACTATGGTAGTGCATAAAACGCTTATGTGCCCTTTCCGGGTTCACAGCGTTATGAACTACCTCATTATAGTAATCCCAAATAGGAGCTGTTCTAGCGGTCTCTCTACCGGTAATCTTAGATTGTCCAGTGAGAAGTCCTGCGTTGAGACACCCTAGGTAGTGTAGTTCACCACCCTTCTGTGAGTATAACTGACTATTTACAGTCAAGTACTCAGGGTGGA